TCACGGTCGCGCCGGCATACCCTGCCGCTGCCAAGAGCGCGTCAATCGCGATCTTCACATTTGCGTTGGTGAAGGCAGGCGTCGCGTCCATGGTCAGCGTGGTGCTGTAGGTGCCGCCGTCGATCCCCACAATGCTGAGCGTGAAGGTGTCGCCCGCCGCCCAGGTGTTGGCGTAGTTGATGGTCTGGACCTCATTGGCGCTGGCCGCTGAGATCTGGCCGAGCCTGCTGCCCTTGACGACCGTCAGGTTCGGCATGAACCGGAGCGCGTCGTGGACCACCGGGAATCCCGGCAGCGCCTCGAGCTTCTGGTTGGTGAAACTGTCTACATAAGTCAGTGGCATCTTACTTGCCTCCTTCTGCGATGCCTGCGGCCTTGCGAAGCGATTGCTTCCTGGCCTCGCTGATCGGCTTGCCCGTCGCGGTCGGCGTGTCCGCGTCGCCCTGGCCGCCTCCACCGGTGAGGATCACAAGGTCCTCCGGCTTGAGCGCTCCGAGCTGTTCGCTTGTCAGGTTGAGCGTTGGCCGGCCCTCGATCAAGGCCCGCAGGGTCTTGACCCGCTCGCCGGTCTGCAGCTCGCCCGATGCGCTGAAGCATGCCTTGCCCTGATTGTCATCGAGCGCCGCCTGCTTGAACATCGCGATCAAGCTGTCCTTCTCCGCCGGCAGACACTTACCGGCTGCCAGCATTTCGCCGTAGAACCGCTCGGCTGATGTCTGGACTCCCGCCGCCCGCAGGCCCGCGTTCTCGGTCTCCAGGGCCGTAAAGCGCGCCTGGTCCTGATTCTCGGGCTGCTGAGTCGGCGGTTTGGGTTCGGGAGGACTCTCCTCCGCGAACCTCACTTCCTGGGGATCGAAGTCTTCCATCCCCTCGGGAAGCTGCTTCTCCTTGTGCAGATTAAGCAGCTTCGCCCACCACGTTCGTTTCTCTGGCACTTCTGCACCTCCGTTTGGTTGATTGGCCGGGTTCCTTTCCGCCGTCGCCTCGGCATAGGCGGAAAATGCGGCAACGACCTGCGCGTCCGATATCCTCGGGTCCAGCACAAGCGCATTGCCGACAATTCGTTTCGATTCTTTGAGCCATGCCAGGCTCACCTTGATGGCGTTCTGACCGATGATCTGATGGAGCGCCTTCGGGATGCTCACCTTGCCGACGAGCTCCTTGCCCCGGCGGACCACGCTCTCCAGCCTGCCGAGCTTGCCGTCCAGGATCGTGCTCTCGTGCTCCAGGTCGTTGTCCACCGGCTTGAACTCGCTCACGGCCTGATCCAGCTCCTCCTCGGTCATGCTGAAGCCCTTGTCCGGGTAATCGCCGGCCTCGAACACCTTGCCCTCCAGGATGACCATGTCGTCGGTCTCGCTGAACGTCGCCTGCGTGATGTCCAGGGCGAACGCCGCCACTATCGTGATCGGCTCCCAGATCCGGCGGACGATCCCGCGAACCGGCTCGCCCAGCGTGATCTTGTTGCCCTCGCCGATGCTGTAGGTCCGCTTGAACGACCCCCTCAAGCTGCTGCTCGGCGAGTCGCCGGCTTCGGCGGTGTAGAAGACCTCGGCATCGCTCAGGTCGTCTATCCGATATTCGCTGACCCCCAGGGCCGCCGCCACCATCGCCTTCTTGTCGTTGTAGGTCAAACTCCCCATTGCAAGTCTCATTACCTGCCCCTTTCTCCTCCGATCCGCCAGAGGTTGCCCAAAGAGAAAGCCCTAGATTCCCCCTCTAGCTAGAGAATCTAGGGCTTCAATCTCAAGGAGATTAACACCTGGCCGGGTGTCTCTCTTTGGCAAATCTTAAATTATCTGTGTCAGGCTTTTTGAACCTGCGCCATCCTCAAGTGCTTCATCAGTTGCTCCGGCGACTGGTTATGTGCCACGGTGTCATGATCCTCCTCGAACTCCAAGGTCTCACCTGCCGGATTGCGGACCAGAATCTCTGCGTCAGGGCAATAGTGATACTGTGGATCTTGATCCTCATCTTTCAGCCCATGGCAGCTACAGAAATTATCACCGGCGAACAGCACGGAGACTGTCCAGCCGTTCTCGAACGTGATCTGAAATCCGCGCCGGTTGACTACCTTGAAACCAGGCTTGTCTTCACTCTGAATTGAGTTCGCCATTATTCCGTCTTCTCCTGGAACGTGAAGGTGTGCTCGTACACCCCAGCGTTCGATTTCTATCGTGGAAATCTTAGGGTTCTCCAGAACTTCCTTCCAGAAAGCGTCGCGTGCATCCTGTATCGCGGACACTACTTCGATCTTGCCGGAGAGGGGCCCCTTGCCCCACCGTTCCAGCTTGCCTTCGACACCGAACTGAGGCATCCCTGGCACCTGCGTCCCGGCAACCGACTCAGTCTTCGTCATCTCCCTTGTGTCCTTAATCTCGGCCTTCCCGTGATTGGCATCTTCACTTCTATCCACGTCCACTCTCATCAATGCACCTCCGATAGTGTTTTCCGAGTACCAAGATGCGGGCACGTGCGCTCGGATACGCACCTTTCAGGCCATGAACCCTAGCCCGCAAGACCATTATACCATTTCCAACCTACGCCGCTCGTTTCCGTGCGCCGAGTACATCCTCGGCGGTTATGATGCCATCGTTCACCAGGCTCTTCAGGCTCTTCACCCCTGCCGTCGGCCCCCAGATCGAGGGCACGCGATGTACCAGGTCGGGCAGCTTCAACTTCCCCGCCTCGTACAACCGATGCCTGGCCGGTCCCAGGATCTTCCGCTGAACCCCCGCCGGCTGCTCGGCAAACCATTCCTGGCCGGTCGGCCCGTAATCTAAGTCCCTGCCAATTAATACGGGTTGCGCTGTGCATCGGCAAGCCGGATGGGATCCGAAATGCTCGCTCAGCGGATGAACCGTTCCATCCAAGGCCAGGCATGCCGGGCAGCTCCGCGCATCCTTCGAACAAAGCCATCGCCAGCCTCTCGTCACGTGCGAGTTATGCGCGTAGCTCTGGATCGTCGCCGTTCGGTAAGCCCGATGGCTCTCCGTGCGGGCAATCAGCACTGCGTTGCCCCGGCTGAGCGTTCTCACGGCCTGCTGAAGCTGCCTGCCGATCACGCGGCTGCCACGACCGTTCAGGATGCCGTCGAACAGGACTTCTCTGGCCTTCGCCGCCGCCTCCGCGCCTTCCCGAAGGAATCGCTGGGCAAGCGGCATGCCGTCAGCCGTGAAGCCCACCAGCGCCTGCAGCTCGTCCACCGGCAGCCGAATCCAATTCGCGACCAATCGAGCCCGTCCGATCCACGCCGTATCCGCAAGGCCGGCCGTCAGACCCTCGGCCTGAGCCTCGGTCACTCGCTGAGCCATTGCCGGCGCATTCCGATCGAGCGTCGTCTTGATCTCGCGGAGTAACGTCTGAACCTTCTCGCGCTGGAAGAACCGTGCCGGCGCATCCATAAGGTCCAGGCCCTTCAGCTCCCGGGTGAGCGCGGTCAGGCGGACTCTGAGCAGCTTATCGCTGCGGGCATATAGCCGGTCGATCTCGCCGACCAGCGCGGCCTCGCGCTTCAACAAGGCTCTTCGATTCTTCGCCGCTTCCCGCCAGGCTTCCATATTTTCAAGGTCTCCTGCCCAGCACTCGAAGGTGCGGGCATCGAACAATCAAACAGCAGCGAAGAGCCTTGCCCCAGGAAATCAGCTTCCCAATCGAGCAAGAATATCTGGGCCGCCGACTCCTATGCTTCCTCCGACTCGCCCAGGTCATCGCCGCTCCTCGCCGGGTTGAAAAGTTTGTCCATCTCAGCAGCGCGGTCTTGCGCCTGCTGACGGTCGTCCGCCAGCTCGAGCCGCTGGGCCTCGAAGTCGCGCTCGGGAAGCCCGAGCATGCTGTCAATGCCGGGGAGCTGGCTGGTATGAATCATCTCCGACCTGGCCAGGTTCGCGATCATGTTGCCGGTCTCGGTGATGTTCTCGCGGGCGACTTCGCTCAGGCTCATATACGGGCAAAGGTCGCCGTCCGCCGCCTCGTCGCCGAAGTTGTACCGGATCAGCGGCGTGATGACATCGCGGTAGAAGCCGATCTCGACCTTCCGCCTGATGCCCTGGGTAATCTCGGCCACGGTGCCCTGGGCGGTCTCGCTGTCGGCCCGGCTGCCGTGCTGAGACTCCATGGTGGCGCGGATCGCGATCAGGACCGCCTTCGTCATCTGGCGATCGAACAGGTCAATCGCGCTCAAAAAGGCTTCGCCGTTGCCTTTGGGTTCTATGATGTTGAGCGCCGAGTCATGCTCCAGCACCAGCGCCGTTCCGTTGGCGAAGGCGATCAGCTTCTGCAGCATGGCCTCCGCCGCCGTCATCTCGAGCAGGTTGCCCTCGGCGTCCGCCTGAGGCGTCCCGTCCGTATTTATGAGCTGCACATTGCCGGTATTCTCCGGCAGGGTCGCCCAAACTGATGGCGTCCCGAACTGCGAGAGGAACTTCAGGTACATCGGCCAGACCTGCATCTTGAGATACCAGGGATTGTAAGCCGGCCTCAGTATGCTGCCGCCCCTGGGATCGCCGCCCTTGGCCTGGTAGGTCAGGATGAAAAACTTCTCGCGAGGGAGGATGTCGCCTGGGTTGACGACGGCCGCCGTGCTGAGCGCCGAATTGAGCGTGCTGCTGCTGCTGGGCGAGGCCGCGATCAGGCCCTCCAGGTTCATGAACTTGTCCACGACGAAGTTGTAGGCTGTCCTCGGCTTGACCTTCAGCCTGGCCAGAACCATCCGCCCGCCGCGAAGCTCGTAGACCTGCTCGGCGACCTTGTGGCCGAACGTCAGGAAGTCGAGCATCTCCTCCAGGATGTCCTCGAGCGGCTGCTGGAGGTTGTCCATGGTGTCTTCCACGAACCCCCGGATCTCCTCCGCCTGCTGGAATCGCGCTTCCCCCTCGGGGTCGGACTTGACGGGCGAAGGAGTCGGGACGCGGCAGAGGAATCGCGGACCTTGGCTAAGCGCCGCGATCCTCAGATCGTTGACCGAGCTCGCCAGGGCCGGATCCCGCATCATGCGCTCGTAGATGTCAATGCCAAAGTCGCGCTCGGCGTCGTCAATATATCGGGGCAGGCTGCGAGCGTAGGCGTTCAGGAACGTGTACCACGAGCTGGTGGCCAGCATCCCCAGCAAAAGCTCAGTATTCAGTTGCACCTGCCTGCTCGTCGCCACTGCCATCTCTAACCTCGATTGCGCTTTCTGGATTCAGCCGCCATGCGCCTCCGGTTTGCCGACTTCTTCTGCCGGCCTCCGGTTTGCTGCCTGTTGCTCGCCTTGTGCGTCTCCCGCCGAAACATCGAAAGGATGTCTGACGAATTCATCTTCCCT